ACTACAACAACAACAACAACGCCCTTTAGTTTACTTTTTGAAATTGGGTTTTTTGTTGATGGCATGGGGGTTGATTTGTGAATAGGGATCCTAAGTTTCTTGAGTCGATCCTATAACCTACTGTTTTTACTAGTGTTTTATGGTAGGGGACAGAACATCCCCAGAGATCTCACATGAAAACAAGAGCGGCAGCCGATGACATTAGCGACATTAGCGAAACTTATCCGGCTAGGGTCATTTTCTTTTGATGACAGATTGGGACATCAGATCTCCGGATCGCTCCAAGGCGGCCCACGATACTCACGTCGCTCTCGCCTCTCTTGTTCCTTCCTTCGCTTGCCTTCGTTCATCTCGTAAAACAAATGGTAAAGCCAATGCCAAACACAACAGCCAAAGATCAGGACTAAGAGTCCGACTTCGAGCGCCAAGAGCGACACCAGTTCCAGAGTCGACACCACCAACAGCAACACTGTCCGCAACAGTCATCTTTATTATCGAATAGATCTTTCTGCATCTTTTAGTTCTCCCGACTTTAGTTGTGTTTGGCGCGAGAGGATCTCGACAGATACTCGAGGTGTTGGTTTCTTCTAGTATCTGGAAATCTACTCTCGCTACTCGAGACACACACAGAGCCGTCCTTGGACGATTTGTTATCTATGGTCTCTCAAGGTCTCTTTTCTTTTGTTTGTTTATAGTGGTTGAGGAGGTTCTTTCCTCAGTCATCTATAGAGGGTCGACGGTGGTTCATACCGCTTTCTCCCTTCTTTAGGGGGACACAAGGTCAAACAGGCAGAATCGAGTGTGAAAAAAGTTTTAACTAAATGATTCGATTTGCTTGACAGGGGACGTCAAAAACCCCATATGAACTGTACGAGGTGTTGGTTTACCTTTGTTCAAATCGTTAGGGCGACAGGCCGCAAGGTGTGGCAGGGGACTGTAACTCCCCATCTGAAGCCCCAAACAACAGCCAAATGACTGACTAAGTCACAGGCTCACAGACAAAGTTAACTCCGACATTTCGTTTGAATGTCCCCCTCTTGAGGGACGCAACGAAAGACAAGGAGAAAACATATGTCTTTACAACCGATAACTAAGACCGGAACTACCAAAGAACAGCGGCAACACTTAGTTAAGACGCTTAATAAAGCAGGTGTCTTTGAGTACCGTCAGAACTCATCCTACAAGCCGAAGTATGCTGCACAGTCTGCATTAGCAGGTAAGTCACACTATGTTGAGGATAGCACACTAGGTTTCTTTAGAGCCAAAGTGCTTGATGCAGGTCCGATATGTAATGGCCTCTTCTACTTCATCCGTGAAAGCAAAGACCACTCCAACGACTTCGACAGAGTTCACAACTATGTGTACTTCGACGTCTGGGGAAACATCGTCGAAAAGATGCGCCAGAAGGCAAAGGATGACGAGTGCTACACTTCTGCACAAGTTGCCAAGTCAGAACAGGCCGTATTCGATGTGGACCCGATTGACTACTACACAACTAAACTTAGGGATCGATCGAGACGCGCAGAGAAAGAAGCAAACGACTTTAGATTTGCGGCTGATGTGATTGTTGGCCTTACCGCAAGAATGAACCGTTTAGAAGCGGAGGCAACGTCATGAGCCGCAAGACAGAAAACACATATTACATTTGTTTCGCTTGGTGTGAGCATGAGGAACGCATGGTCGATTTCTTCGGCTCACACAGTCGCAAAGAGTGTGAAGAGGAGTGCCAGTGTTTAACGCTTGGCACTCGTCACAAGATCGTCAGGATCGATGATAACTCAGACCCAAGGGCAGCCGTTGCACTGGGTCGCGTGATGGCAGAAAGCAAGGGCAACAAACCCAAGCCTTCGAACGGTGCCGAGGTTCTAGCGTGGCAACAATTCAAAATGCACGAGGGAGACAAACACCTCTTTTTCATCCTAGCCAAGTTCAATGGCGAGTATGTGGTGTGGACGTTCAATGAACAGGACGGCGGCTGCTACTACGGAAGTTACAGATATTCCTTAAGTGGCGCTGTCGCTAGGTTCGAAGAACAAGCAGATCCTCACAGAGAATACGCGCTACTCTCGAAGCAAGAGAAGTTCGAGCGCGACAATGAGGGCGTGTCGGTCCAAGACATACCGGAGAACTACAGTCACCCTCGTCACTTGAGCCACCCTCTCGGCGAATACGAGAAGGAGGGTCAGTCATGAGAGGTCGCAGAAAAGTAGTCACTGAGGCTGAAATTGAAAGCGTGTTGGTGGAGGTGAATGTTTGCCTCGATCAACCGACGCAGCCTGTCTCGGGCGGTGTGTGGCATGTAGGCGTGTACTTCTTAGATAAAGCCTACGGAGCGTACCGTATCTGCAAGGTCATGGACGACAGCGGCTCAAGAATGGGTGTCAGTCAATACGACACGAAGCGATGGACGCTCAGTTCAGCCGTCGGCCTTCGAAACCGTACAGCCGCCAAGGTGTCAGCATGAGACGTGTGCTTGCACTTGAAATCGTTGGAGCCGTGTTGGGTGCGTTATGCCTCTTCGGTTCCGTCTTTATCTGGCTCCACATCGGAGCCGCAATCATGGGAGTAAACTAAATGAGACTTTATATAAACACAGACGGTCAGTGGTTCGGCACTCAGGCCGACGCTAATAGAGGTCGGTCACCGTGGACGGAGGTTGAGGTCCCTTCGATCAAGGCAGACTTAATTGCCTTCCTCAACGACTATCACGAACAAGTCGCGGAGGGCCGCTCGGGGTCTACTGGAACGCATAAGGAACCAGAACCCACCACACCCACCTCAACCGGCATCACTTGCAGCGCCTACAAACCTGCAAGCGATCTCAACGCCTACGACGTGCGCGACGTGGTGACAGTGTGTGACCGCAAGCACCTCGGGCAAGCACTTGGTACAATCATCAGCCGTCTGCATGACGAACTGGAGGTCGCATCATGAAAAACCCACTAGCAAAAAGCAACATGTTTGCGACGCCAAAAACTCCGGCGGATCTTTACGCCTACGTCGAGGGCATGAGCGGCTCAGAGAGGGCGATCGCTTACACTGTGATCGGAATGACTATGAACCTCGCGACAGACTTGGTTGATCGTGCGATCGCCGAGGAGGACGCATCATGAGCAACCGGATCAACCTTAAAGGCTTCTCCGCAAAGGAGGAGCCACCGATCACTTCGATCAACTTGGTTCCAACTTGGACGGCGGTTGCAGAGATCTGCATCCTCGTCCTTGAGAACCCGAAGGCGTCAGCGCAGTCTCGCCACGACGTCAAACAAAACATCCGCCACATGGCGCAAGTAGCGGCGGCAGCCGTCGCAGAAGAGGAGAAAGCATGAGCAACCTTGGAAAAATAGAACTGAGTGAAGCGGAGATAAGCATCATCGCTGAATCAATGAAAGATAACTTGGACACTAAGGCCATGGGCCTGTGTGAGGCAGACGTCTTCAACGCCGACTTTATGGAGACCACCGGACAGGAGGCGCGAGTTCTTCAGCGTCTGCAAAAGTGGCTCGAGTATCAGAAGCAAAAGCGAGACGATAAGGACGCCAAGGAGGAGAGATCATGAACGACAGTAGACACATAAGCACTAATATTCGCTACACTTACACCTTGCCTCGGTTTGATTGGGACGAGATGCGAACGGAGTACAAGACTTGGGTCCACATCGAGGACGATCCGCATCTTAAGTGCTTCGAGCAACAAGGGCCGCACATGACGCCAGACTTGCTCATTGCTATGGAAGGGACTTTCAAGTCTCAGGTTGAGTGTCAGCAAAGAGACGCGCAGGAGGCCATGAGGAAGGTTGAGGCTTTCCGACACCTTCACGGAGACACAATCACGGACAGGCTTAAGGGCGCACTCAAAGACGCCTCACGAGCAAGGCGCAGAGATTACGCCAGTTTCAAGCAGTCGGTCCAAAAGTTCGTCAGAGAAATGGCGACTGTGCAACTTAGGCTCGAAGCACTCGAGCGAGACATCAACGCCAAGTGTGTGAGAACTACACCACACTATTTAAACCTTGAAGGAGAAGTAGCATGAGCAACTATGACTTTTTAACTTTCGTCAACGAAGAGAAACGCAGACTTTGGAGCGGTGAGGCCCACCGCAAGAAGTCGGTCAGGAAGGCGGAGAAGTTCGCCAACTTCCGCGACTACGGAACTCGGGCGCTCGACGACTTCACGCCTCGCAATATCCATGACTTCTTCGACAGCCTCACTCACGAGGGCTTCGCGGATAGCACGGTCAACCGCTACGCTGCGATGTTGATCCGTGTTTTTTCTCATGCGGTGGACGAGGAGCATATCACTCACGTTCCGAAGTTTACATGGAAGGACGAGCCAGAGAACACGCGGCCTCTCTACTACACCGCGCAGCAACTCGAGAAAATGGAGGAGTACCACAGGAACACCGCCGACTGGGCCATCGAGCATATGATCATAATTGGACACCAGACCGGAATGCGGATCGGTGAGATCCTGTCAGTGAACCTCCACAGTATCGAGAAGGACGACAAGGGCAATAATTGGATCTACCTCAAGGACACCAAAAACGGTGACGACAGGCCAGTCCCAGTCAACGATAAGACCTACGCTGCTTTAGCGGCTCTGGACTTCCTTCCGGCTCGACACTTCGAGCATACGCGGTTCTATCGAGCGTGGGGACGCATGAGGCGCGACTTGCTGCATAATGATCCTCGTTATGTGTTCCACACTCTACGGCACACGGCAGCGACTAAGATGGCTAATGAACTCAAAGTCAACTCGACGATCATTGGCAAGATGCTCGGTCACAGGAGTGAAAAGACGACGAAGAAGTACATTAAGGCAATGCCGTCAGCACTGATCGAGATCGCGTCTCAAATGTCTGGGGGTGCATAGTAACTAGCTATGTACAAACCTAACTAATTATCTCAGGATCAAAGAAGGAGAGAAAGTATGATTACTGAACAACAGATACAGAAAAGATTGAGGTATAAATCTATTAAAGAAGCCGCCGAAGCCTTGAGGGTTGAGTACGCAAAGGCACTTTGTAAGTTTGAACTAAAGGTCCAGTCCGGAGACAGGCCGTTCACTTGCGAAAAGAAAAAGGCTATCCGAGAATACGCCATGTCAACGCCAAACAAACGCTTTTTTGTGATGCGGAACGTTTTATCGAACCTAGAAGGTAAGTGCATCTCAGTAGAAGCAACTAGAAAGTTACTAGGCGTGTCTAGGGCCGCTATGGACACAATGGTCAAAGATTGCTTCGAGGCAAAATGGATAATAGTCGATAAGAATGGCAAAGGTCATAGACGTATGAAAGCCCAGAAAATTACCGTAGAGGCTTGGCTAGATTACTCAGACTACATAAACAATTTGGTCGATGAAATGAACTTTGTTCATCTAAATTCTTCAAGAAGAGCAATGGCGACACTACTGGATACAAAGTAGGCGCATTGAGGCAGGGTTCAGCGCATAGTTAAAGTGCGTTGCAATCATACAGGCAAATAAACCAAGTTCTTCAAACAGGGTAAATCCAGAAACTTTTGAGACAGGCTCGTTGGACCCAGTCTTTGCTCGAATTAACTTCTGTCCCCCTAATAGAAGGACGAGAGGACGAGCAATGACTATAGATACTAATAGCGCCTATGAGCGCACCATGAGAGACGAGGGTCGCGAAAAGTGGCAAGACAAGTACCAAGGATCTGAAGACGTCACAGACAGCCCCCACCACTTCAACAGATTAAAACAGGCGTTACCTAAAGTTACTAAAGGTATCCAAAAGGCACTTAAAGACGGACGCCAGTCTAAAGGTCGAGTGCCCTTGTGGGTCGAAGAGTTGTCGACTGTCGACTCTGACATTCTGGCTTACGTTGGCTTGATGGCTTCATTTAATGGGGTGTTGAAGACAAGCACAGTCACCCAAATAACTCAGACTATTGGCGAACTAATCGAGAAAGAGTTACTTAAGAACGAGTTACTTTTTCACGACAAGCAGACCCAAAAGTTGGCGGTTGAGTTGGCAGCCGAAGCCGGACTCGAGCGTCCGAGACCGCGCAATACAAACAAGCGTATAATCAATCAGGTCACGACAGCGCATACGTCACCCAAGTATCGCATGAAGGCTCTTCGAATAATCGCGGAGAAGAACGGCTTTAGATCGATGAATTTTGGCACTGCCAAGACCAGAGCCGAGCGACAGGCAATCAAGGAACGTCGAGCCAAACTTGCGGCTCCTGTTCTCTCGACTGTTCTCGAGTTCTCGGACGTGTTCGATAAGTCGCTCGAGACCGAAGGCAAAAACAATACGATGTTGAGGTTGAAGTTCACGGAAGCAGCCGAGCGTCAACTTGAGAAAGCCGAGAAGTATCTTGAGTGGATGTCCCCGATCTTCAAGCCAATGCTCTTCGAGCCAACTCCTTGGACTGATTTTGACACTGGTGCATATCACGACGAGTTCTTGGCTTCGTGTGTGAAGTTGGTGAGGTCAGCTACGATCGAGCAAGAGAATACAATCCGTCACCAGTTCACAAAAGGCACTCCCGACTACGTCAGAGCGGTCAACGCACTGCAAGCGACACCGCTATCAATTAACAGAGACGTCCTCGAGGTCGTGCAATGGTGTTGGGACGAGCGGAAGCAGTTGGGCAAGTTTCCAACGCAAGACCTCCCAGAGCGCCCCAGAATGCCGGAGAACTGGCAAGAGTTAAAACCCGAAGTTATCGCGGAGATAAAAGCCGACATAAGGAGACACCAAAAACTGGTCACTCAGGTCAAAGGCGCTGCGGAAGTCATGAGACAGGATCTGCAGACAGCGCATGAACTGGAAGTCCATGACAAGTTTTTCTTGCCGTTCAATCTCGATTTCCGAGGGCGCATATATGCCGTGCCTTCGTTTAACTACTTCAGAGATGATCACATCAAGGCGCTGTTTACCTACTATCGAGGCTACAGAGTCGAGGGCAACAATGCGTACTGGCTCATGATCCATCTGGCAAACTGTGGTGACTTTGAAAAGATCTCAAAGGCTCCTCTCGACGAGCGTGTCCAGTGGGTCGACGACAACCACGACAACATCATTTCAGTAGCGAAGGATTTTAAGAAATCTTATGACTTTTGGAGTTCAGCCGACAAGCCTTTTGCCTTTGTCGCAGCCGCTTTCGAATATGCTCGATGGCATGAGGAAGGTGAAGACTTCGTCGGCTATGTTCCTGTGTCTATGGATGGGACTAACAGTGGCGTTCAGCATTACTCATGCCTCAATCTCTCACAACGTGAAGGAGCCTTGGTCAACCTTGTACCGTCAGAGACCGTGGCGGACATCTATGCCAGTAACGCCGAGAGTGTCACCACTATTCTTGAGGGTCAGCGGACAAGCAAAGTGAAGTTTAACGACAAGCGCAAAGACAGTTCGACTATAGGCAAACTAAGCCGCACATGGCTCGACTACGGCATCACGCGAGGCGTACTCAAGAGATCTGTCATGACGTTCGGCTACAGTTCCAAGCCTGTCGGTATGGCAGCGCAGTTTGTCGAAGATCTAATGAAGCCGCTGCAGCGCAAAGTTGCCTACAAGCAAATCGACAAGCACCCAATCGCGCAGACCGAGCAAGGTCAGTTCGAGGCAGCAAGGTTCATTGCCAACATTTCGTATCAGGCGATCCAGAAGACGCTTCCGAAGGTAAACGGTGCCATGGAATATCTGCAAGGCATCACGGAGGTCTTGGCTCGAGAGAACAAGGCGGTCAAGTGGACATCTCCGAGCGGTTTCCCAATCGTGCAAGACTACAGGAAGACCAGACGTCGAGAGATCAAGATCTTTTTGTATGATCGCGCAATTAAACAGCGTAAGCGGACTAAGATCTCACTCAGTCAGGATCTCGATGCATCGGACGTCAAGAAGGCGTGTAATGCGATTGCTCCAAACTTCATCCACGGCTGCGACAGCGCACATGTTCATAAAGTGATCTGCCGGATGCTCGATGACGATACAGCGACAGACTTCTTCATGATCCACGACAGTTTCTCAGTTTCGGGTGATGCGTGGGATCTGTACGACAGCGTTCGAGCAACTCTTGTCGACATGTATTCTGAAGACTGTCTTTTCTGTAAGTTCGAGGATGAGATCCGAAACCAGTTGAACAATCCGGCGCATGAGTTCGAACACAAGATCCCTGAGAAGGGCAAGTTGGATCTCGAGAAGATCAAAGAGAGCGATTTCTGCTTTAGTTGACTTCTGTCCCCCTCTTAGAGAAAGCGGTTTCGACTTTTTAGGCGTAGGGTTTTTGCATTTCCATTTTTGACCTTCGCCGTGCTGTTAGGTTGCAGTTGCGATCGTTTTCTCGATTTTCTCCTCCCTGTCTGGGGCGGCCTTTGTCTAATCAAGGTCGCCCCTTTTTCTAATTTAAAGGACTAGTGTATGCCAAAAGTAATACCATTTAAGACACCTAAAGGCCGAGCGAAGTATCCGCATCTGAACAAACCAGACACGGCTTTTGACACCAACAACCCGAAGTACAAGACCGAGTTGTTAATGACTGAGAAAGAAGCCGAGCCTCTTATGAAGATGATGAAGGAAGCGGCTGCCGACAACTTCGGCAACAAGAAGAATATCAAGTTTGCTTTTTCCAAGGACGATGAGACTGGCGAAGTCAGTTTCAAAGTGCAGAGCAAGTATCAGCCCAAGTACTATGACGCGCAAGGTCAGGTCATTCCTCCGGCAAAGTTGCCTCGAGTGAGTGGTGGTTCTGAGTTGAAGGCCGCAGGTATCCTTAACATCTACAGTGTTAGCGGCACGAATGGCGTAGGCTTGTTATTGGATCGTGTGCAGATCTGTAAAGTGGTAGAAGGTTTCTCTGGAGACGGAGAAGGCTTCGATGCAGACGAAGACGGAGATTTCTCTGTCGATGATGTCGAAGAAGCCGTCCATGCTTCAGACG